CCAGACCTCAGCCATCGGATAGGCGGCCTTCAGGATCTCGACCTCGCGCGCGATCATCGACCCGACGCCGTAGTAGGTGCGGGCGGACGCGACCGAGGGGATGAACTTCAGCAGGTCCTTGTTCGCGGCCTGCGCGTGGTTCAGGAGACCGAGCACGAGCACCTTGGACTTCGTGATCCCGGACGACGACGCGACGCTGCCGTCAACCTCGACGTAGACGCCGGGCTCGGTCGGGACGCTGAAACCGAATGAGATCCCCATCTGCCTACTCCTTCTCGTCCGACTTCACGGCCGGGGCCTTGTCCTTGCCCTTATCCTTGTCCTTGGGCGGAGCGTCCTGCACGTCCGGGACGATCCTGATCGCGCCCTCGCGCAGCCGCCGCACCCAGTACGACGATGGGCCGGGCCACTCGACAAGGCAGCCGTCAAACGGGATCATCGCGTATGGCGGCGTCGGGTACGGGACGGTCGCGTGGCCGACGGGACGGATGCGCTTCACGGTCATGTGACGTCGGCCTCCCATCCGGTCTGCGGGGTCTTGTCGGGGTCGTTGTCGCCGAGCGCCGTGTCGAGGTGCGCCGTCGTGAACGACCCAAGGCCGGACTGCGCGATGGTTTCGTGCGAACGGACGTCTATCGTCACGGTCGCGGAACCCCGGCGCTCGTCGCCCTCGCTCGTCTTGCCCTTCTCGGTGCCGGTCCAGTGGACGTCCTCGTAGTCCGCGAACCACGACACGTCGGACAGGACCGCCGAAAGGATCGCGGCCTCCATCGTGTCGAGGTCGGCGCCGAGGTCGGCGTCCGTCTTGGCGCCGAGGATGCCCTGGATCGCGACGGTGTGCGTCACGCGGTAGGACTGCGACGTGCGCGAACGCAGGCCGTCGTCCACCGCGCTCGAGACGACGTAGACCGCGATGGCGGGCAACTGGCCGTCGGGGATCGGGGTCGTGCGGGTGTCGAACACGCGGCCGGCCGCGACGATCCCGGCGGACTCCAGGAGCCCGGCGATCGTCGTGCGGAGGGTCGTCGCGGTCGGGGTCCCCATCAGGCCCTCGCTAGGAAGCACGCCGCCATGCCGGAACCGTCCGGCTGAACGTCGGTCACGTCGTAGGACACCGAATCGATCACGCAGGCATCACCCGCGACCGGGACGGCCGACAGGTCGGCGATGCAGACGAACAGGGTCGGGCGAGTCGTGTTCACGGCCACGCCATCGCGCATCTCCTGGACCTCGTGCGCCTCGTTGAAGATGGCCGAGATCGAGTCCGCCGCGTGCCCCGCGCAGGTGTACGCGATGGAGGTCGAGTGCGCGAACCTGTCACGCACCCGACGCACCATGCGATCCTGCTGCGAGGCCCACGACATCACGGCACCACCAGGACCTGCGTGATGAACGTCCCGTTGACCGCGGCCACATCCACGTTCTCGTACCGAAGCGTCGTCTTGCCCGCGGCCTCCGTGGACATCGAGAACTCCATGTCGCCGTTCGTGGCCGTGCCCGCCTGCGCGTACTGGCGCGGGATGACGACCGAGGCCGACGTGATGCCGGTGTGGTTCAGCACGATGTCGTCCATCTCGCTCGGGGCGGTGATCAGGTCGAACGTGACCCTGACCGCGTGCTTCCCGTCGATCGTCGCCTCGTGCGTCACGATGAACGTCCACTTGTCGCCCAGGTCGTGGTCGTCGCCGGGATCACCCGCGGTGAACTGCACCGTCACGCCCGTGTCCACGGCGGCGTCGGTCGTCAGGGACACGGAGGCGTCCGTCGTGTACCCGACTCCCGTGTTGTCCTGCCAGGCGTTCGCGGCGATGCGGGAGCAGCGCCACCGGAACTTGGACGCGCCCAGCTCGCCGCCGGTGGTGATCTCGACCTCGAAGTTGCCGGTGCGCTTCGGGGTGCCGGTCTTGGTCGAGGTCATGTCGCCGTCGCCGGTCTTGGTCGCGACGGCCACGGACTGGAGGCCGGTGGTGGACACGGACGCCTTGGCGTGCAGGGTGCCGCCCTCGTGCGTCGTGACCGCGCCGGCCGCCTCGAACGACGCCGACGTGTACCCCGACTTCGCGAGTGCCTTGTCCGCAGCCGCGGTGTAGACGAACTCGCCGACGCCGCCGTTCGCCGCCATCGTCGGGATGTTCGCGACGGCCACGCCGGACGACTTCACGGCCTTGGTCGCGCCCGCGGACGAGATCATGATGTCCGCGCCGCTCGCCGCTCCGGTCGCGTTCGTCACGGCGTCGGCGGTCAGGATGCTGGACGTCTCGAGGTTGCCGGAGCCGGTCAGGGCCGCGAGCGTGTGCGCGGCGACGGGTACGGCCTTGTCCGCCTTCGCGTCGAGGTCGCCGCCGCCACCGGCCAGGAGCGCGCCGGGCAGGACGACCCGGATCTTGGTCGCGGAGTACGAGCCGTCGTAGGAGCCGATCAGGTAGTTGCTCGAGGTGTCGGCCGCCTCGCACTCGCCCGTGGTCGAGTTGAAGTAGACCGCGAGGCCCTGCGTCGCCCAGGTGTCGCCCACCTTGAACGTCAGCGCGATCACGCCGGTACGCTGGCACGCGCCCTCGATCCCGGCCGCCACGGTCACGAGCGGGACCAGGATCTCCTTCCCCATCACGATCGGGGTGCCGGACGTGAAGCCCCCCACCGGAGCGGTGCGGGTGACGATGTCGCCATCGGACAGGATGTTGGTTGCCATCTCGCGGCTCCTTGTCAGGGGGAAACGGGGCGGCGACGTGTGCCGCCGCCCCGCTCGTCACGATCATGCACCCGGGTTCGACGCGAACGACTGGTAGTCCACGACCACGGCGTTGAAGACGTCGCGGCAATGGAAGATCAGCGAGTCCGCCCGCTCCATCTCGTAGGTCGTCACGACCGGGCCGCCCTCGCCCTGGAGCCAGCCGTACTCCAGCGACAGCGGGTTGCCGGTGCAGAGGAACCACTTCGTGGTCAGGCCCGGGACGTACCGGCGGTTCTCGCGCTCCAGCGGGACGGTCGGGGCGTTGGTCGCCACGGTCGGGCTGTAGCGGTCGCTGTAGAGCTGCTCGACCGTCGTCAGCACCGAGACCGGGAACAGGCCGATCTTCGCGGCGCGGCCGATCACGTGGCTGTTGCCGTCGGTCGCGTTGCGGAGGAAGCCGTCGAGCTCGCCGATCTTCGTCAGGTCCGGCACGCCGCCCGACGTGGACAGGTTCGCGTGCGACGAGTGGAACAGGGCGATCGAGTCGCCCATCGTCTGCGGCGTCGTGAACAGGGCCAGGACCATCGCGGCCTCGGTGACGCTGCACGCGAAGCCGAACTCCTGCGCCTGCCGCGCGAAGGCGTTGAGGTCGTCGTTTGTGACCATCTCGAGCGTCAGGCGGAACTCGCCGCCCTTCTTCACCGGGGTCACGGACTCGCGCGCCTCGGTCTGGGTGACGCCCTGGTACTCCGCGCCCTCGGCGACGGTCGCCAGCACGCCCAGGCCGTTCATCTTGTTGATGTAGCGGGTCTTGAAGTCGGCGAAGTCCACGCGCTGGCCGAGGTCCTTCCACCAGCCGTACTCCGGCGCGATCCCGTAGGCGGCGCGGAGCTTCTTGTTGCCGACGTTCGCGAACAGCAGCGGGAAGTCCGACGTGGTGTGGCCCGCGACGGCGCGCATCGCCAGGGACGCGACCTCGTGCGGGACCATGCCGCGCGCGTTGATCCCCTTCAGGCGCAGGAACCCGCGGGCCAGGTCCACGAGGGTCATGCCGCGGCAGGACTTCCCGAGGTCGGTGAACTCGTGGCGGACGCCGCACTTCACCTCGATGGCTTCCTCGGCCGCGCGGATGAAGGTGTCGCCCTCGTCGCGCGTGACCTCGATGCGCGGGCCCTTCGCGTCGCGCTCGGCCACGAGGTCGAGCAGGCGCTTCCCGGCCGTCGCCACGTCGGTCGCGGGGTCGTCCACCAGGGCCCGCACCTTCTCGGCGTCCAGGTCCTTGAACTTCGCCGCCAGCGCCTCGATCCCCTTGCGTCGCTCGGCCTCGGCGCGGGCACCTTCCTCGCGCGCGGCCTCGGTCGCGGCCTTCACCTGCTGCTCGTCCATGACTTGAACCTCCGTGGTTGCGCGAGTGCCCGCCTCGACCACCGGGGCGGGAGGAATACCGTCGTCGGCGGAACGAACACCGCCGGTCGGGTCTGCGGGGATGGGGACGATCGAGCCCTCGTAGGGCTCCCAGTCGATCGCGGTGCGGGTCTCGACGCCGGATGCGTCCTTGGCGACGTCCCACCGATGGACCGCGTAGCCGACGGATGTGTTCGCCAGGATGCCGTCGATGATGTCCCGCACCGTGTCGCGGTTGCGGTCGGCCTGCGAGAGTCGGACGGTGCCGACCAGTTCGCCATCCTCGACCGCGGCCGAGTCCTCCACAAACCGGCCGACGACCGCCTTCACGTTGTAGGACTGGTGCGACTCTAGGAAGGGCGCACCGCCGTTCAGACGACCGAGGCGGACGTGGCCGGGCTCGAGCGACAGGACCTCGACGTAGCGGGTTCCCGTCATCCAGTCGTATCGCTGGACGGGAGCGCCGGTCCCGAGGCTGACCTTGATCGTCCGGTTGTCGGCGTTGTAGGAGGCGGCCCTGAAGTGTGCATCGCGGGTTTCGATCGGGATGCCGTCGCGGGTCAGGCGAGTCTCGGCCACAGGGCCACCTCCCGTCATTCAGACTGCCCCGGGGCCGGCTTGGTCTTCGATGTGTCACGCGACGGGTCCGCCTGCCACACCCCGGACGACGAGGTCTGCGAGGGGTCGCCGTCGGAGATGATCCCGAGGCGGTCCCGCTCGGCCTTGTCCTTCGCGATCTCGTCGTTCACGTCGTCGGGGTCGCGGCCGTCGGCCTCAATGATCTCGGGGCGCGAACGGATGCCGAGGCGCATCTCCATCATGGCCGCCTTCGCTTCCTCGACGCGGTCCGCGGACTGCTGCTTGGGCTTCGACCAGCGGACGGGGTACTCGCCGGGGGGCAGCAGGCTCGCGGTGATCGCCGTGTCGATGAACGCGCGCCAGAGCGGGTCGAGGAACGACGGGACGAACGCCTGCTCGCGCAGCACATCGATGTTCTTGGCCTGCTCGATCAGGCCGAGGCGGGCCTGCGCGAAGGACGAATCGCTCATGTCGCCGGACAGGACGTGGTACGACAGGCCCGCGCCGGCCGCGATCTCGTGCAGGCAGGCGTTCACGAAGTCGGCCACACCCGAGGGCGGGTCCGGCGCGTGAACGTCCATCTCCTCGCCTTCCTTCAGCCGCACGATCATCCCGGGCGTCAGGGACTCGATCGGGGTGTCGTCGCTGTTGACCTCGCGGGCTCCGGTGCTGTCCAGCGGGGACGTGATGCCGGGGGCGCCGTCCTCGTCGGTCGCGTCGCGCTTGATCGAGGCCACGAGGGTCGCGGCCGCGCGGGTGCCGATGCGGATCGCGTCGGCGTACCCGGCCAGATCCCAGAGCGCCATCGTGACGGGCGCGAGGATCGGGACGCCACGCACTTGGCCGGGGCGGTCGGCGCGGAACAGGTGCAGGATCGAGCCGGCCGGGACGCGGACGGTGTCGTAGGCGGCGCCCGCGAACGGCCAGGCCGCGCCGGGATGCTCCGCGTACAGGTGATACGCCGCGACCTCGCCGATCGCGTCGAACTCAATGCCGGAGTAGATCCGGTTCAGCGAGTTCCCGACCTGCTCGGTCTTGTTCACGTCGAGCAGGTCCGCCTCGATCGGCTGCAACTTCAGCGGCGGCAGGCCGGGCATATCCGCGACGAACCGGGGCCGCAGGCGCAGGAGCGATTCGCCGTCCGCGAACCACGAGCGGCACGCGAGTCGCTGCAGGCCGTAGATGTTCATCCGGGAGCCGGGGACGCAGACGCGGCCCCACCGATCCCAGAGGTCGTAGACCCGGTCGGCGAGTTCCTTGTTGTCGGTGTCCAGGGTCGGGCGGATGCCGGTCGAGACGACGGCGTTGACCAGGGCCTCGATGATCCGGTGCGCGTAGGGGTTGTTCCGGTCGAGGTCGCGGGCCCGCTGGCGGATCTGGTCGAGCCCGCCCGCGACTTCGCCGACCGCGTCCGAGGTGTTCCCGAGCCAAGTGTCCGCGTGACCCTTGCCCGCCGCGTCGTAGGAGCGCAACCGGGGCAGGTGGTGGATGTTCCGCACGATGACGCGCGGGGCGGGCTCGGCACCGCGAATGGCCTGGAGGATGCGACGGAACCGGCCGACCTTCGCCATCAGGAGTCCTTTCGGAAGCGGATGACGCCGTGGGTCGCGGTCGCGGACGTGTTCAGGGCGCGGCGGACGCGGAGGATCGCCATCCACAGGTCGGCCATGTTCGCGTAGGTCACGGTGTGGCCGGACGAGTGGTGGACCGTCGTCACGCCGGCCGCGTAGCACTGTTCGAGTTCGGCGAGCTGCGTCGTGGTGAAGGCCATCACGCCCCGTTCGGGGAGCGCGGCGTCAGAGCCATTTCCCCCGGCGCGGGCCGCGACCCATCACCCAGTTCTGGGAGGTGGGTCGGGGCGCGGGGTGTGGCGCTCCCCGAGGTTCAGTCTGCGGCGGGGGCGGGGTAGGCTTCGATGTGTCACGCGGGACGGGCGGATGGGGGCGGGTCACGGCGACGCCCTGGAACCGGAACCCCGACAGGAACAGGGCGTGAAGCATCGCGAGGCACCCGACCGCGCAGTCGAGAGCCTCGTTCCGCGCGTGCTCCGGGCAGACCCATGAGTACGTGACCCGGCCGCGGCGGTCACGGACGGGCTTCTGCCGCTCGACCGTCAACTGCCGGCAGAAGTCGGCGGGCAGGACGTCGCCGGCCGGGAGATGGACGTACCCGGGCCCGCGGGACTCACCGGCAGCGACCCGGACCGCGGCGTGTTCGCGGATGACCTTCGCGAGCCGGGCGTAGATCGTGGACTTGCCGCCGTCAACGTAGACCAGGCGCAGCAGGGACTCGGTAGCCTTCGCGCGCTTCGTCCGGCGCCCCCAGAGCGGGCCGATGCCGGGAACGCCCTTGGTCGCGTAGACCCGCTGGCGTTGGCGTGGGCGGACGAACTCGATCACCTGCTGCATCCGCTGGCCGTCGCCCGCGTCCACACCCGCGGCGGCGATCGTCATCTCGCGGCCGTCCTGTCGCGTGAAGGTGGACAGCAGGAGGGCGTCGAGCGCGACCCAGGTCGAGGGGTCGATCGTGTCGCCGTCCTGGACGTAGTGGGCGACGAGCGCCGACTCCGAGCCCGGGCCCCACCCGTAGACGGACGTCTCCGTGCGGTCGTGCTGAACGTCGGTGAACGCGGTCAGGACCTCGCACCAGTCGGGCACGACCGGCTCGGCCGCGGTGCTGCCCCAGTCCTCGCGGCAGGACTCTAGGCCGGTCGGGTCGATCGCGGTCTCGCCCTGGTCCTCCCACGTCTCCGCGAGCCGCGTGTTGATCCAGGTCTTCAGCCGGGGCGGGTCGTCCTTCACCTCCACGAACTCGGCCGCGATCTTCCCCCACCCGTCGAACCCGTGCGGGGCGTACAGGCCCGACAGGTGGAAGCCCGCGACGCGCGAGCCCGGGTTGTCCGCGCGCCACTCGCCACGGGGCAGCATCCACTCCTTCTCGTGGTTCTCGATCCGCCCGCGACAGTGGCCGCATTCGTAGTAGGCGAGTTCCGGGTGATCTTCGGGCCACTTCACTTGCGGCCAGGACAGGACCTGGAACTCGCCGCACCTCGGGCACGGCACCCAGTAGCGCCGCTGGTCGCTCGCGAGGTACGCCTTCTCGATGCGCGACCTGTCCTTGATCGTCGGCGTCGAGGTCAGGATGGTCTTGGACCGCGACCCGAACGCGGACGTGCGCTTCGTCGCGAGGTCAACCGGATCGCCCTCGCCCTGCTCGCTGTCCCGCGCGCCACCCACGTCCTCGGGGTAGGCGTCGATCTCGTCCAGGGCCAGGTAGCGGATCGGCATCGAGCGTAGCGCCGCGGGACTGTTCGCGCCGCCCGCGTACAGCATCCCGCCGGGGATGGCCTTCTCCAGGATCGTGTTGTCCCCGCTGCGGGACTTCGGGTCACTGAACAACCCGCGCAGGGCCGGGGACGCCTCGATCATCGGGGACAGGCGCTGCTTGCTCCACCGCTCGGCCAGTTGCAGCGTCGGCATGATGGCGAGGATCGGCCCGGGGCTGACGTGCGCCCAACAGCCGATCGCGTTCAGGATGATCGAGGTCTTGGCCGTCTGCGCCGCCCACATCAGGACGACGACCTGCGTGGGGTCGTGCGGGGAAAGCACGGCCATCGGTTCCCGGGCGTAAGGCGTGCGCGCGGTGCGGTACGGTCCCGGTTCGGCCGAGTCCTTGCTTGACAGGACGCGGTTCGCGTCGGCCCAGTCCGCGACGGTCAGGATGGGGTCGGCGACGGCAGCAGATAGAAGGGCGCTGGGAGTTATCAAAGGGCGCCTGTATTGGTGAGAAACACCGTTAGGTCCCGACGAGCAAATACCAACTCGGGAGCCCTGATTGCCCGGTAATAATTGGCCGAGGCCAGAAGGGAATTGCGCTGCCCCTCGGAATCGCACTCTATCGAAAGCCATCCTGATTCAAGGCAGAGTGCCTGCTGAAAGAACGGGACCCACTTGTTGGGCCTGTCCGAGCGTCCGTCGCGTGGTAATCCGTTGACGAAAGTGACCCTCATCTTCCCACCTCCGGCGCCTCGTCCCGCGCCGCAACAAGAGCCTCCCGCAGAGCCGTGTCAACGAGCGCGCGACATTTTCCGATGTCGGGCTCGGCTGCGAGTTGAGCGGCGAGGCGATCCGGCACCATGAGGACGCGATCACGGAGTTCGCGGATCGCGGTTCGCCAGACGAGCAACGCTTCTGTCGCGACGATTAATTCACCTTCCACTTGGTCGTTGTCCAGCCGCAACTTGCGCGCGAGTTGGCATTCCTTCCGGCGACGGGCCTCGTCAATGTCCACGTCATCCTCGGCTGGCAGCGGCGAGTCGTCGTCGGTCACGGGCGCATCGACCTCGGAAAAGCGCGGGGGTCGTCGGTTGCCGCGCGGGTCCTGGGATGCGATGGCGGTCAGGGTGCGGTCGAGGTCGAAGTAGCCGGTCGGGGTCTTGATCGCGAGTCGGCGGACCCAGTTCTCGACCGTGGAGTAGGCGG